GCTGGCAACGACCCAAACTGGATCGACGCGGCCCACCTTGATGAAATTGAACAGAAGTTCATCAGCACCGCCGCCGTTCTGCCGGCACTCCAGACGTTCAACGCATCCAAGGAAGCAAAGCGATATGGCAAGGCGAGCACCGGCCTACTCGCGGCCATTAGTGCGATCATCGCGAAAGATGCCACGGTTGGTGTTGATGGAAAACCCAGTGAAGGTGATGTACCAAACATCGCCATTGCACGAATGTTGGCGCACCCCAACTTCATGGGCGTGAACGTTCACAACTCTGTAATCGCGGCGTGCAAGAGGATCATCTTGACCTGTACTAAGGCGCTGGAGTGCATTGCCCCCGCTATCGCACCAGGTTGGCAAGTCATGCACGGTTGCGTGATTCGCGTAGTCGGCCGGGCCGCTCGTTATGCCGTCCGAAAGTTTAGTTGGTTCACCTTCCTCTCGGCGCCTGCACAAACCGAACATGATGCTCCTGCCGCCAGTCCCACACGCGGCGGGGCCGTTATTCTTTCTCTAACACAGTATAAGGGAGACTCTACTCCCAACCACATTTCAAGCAGCATCCAGTTCGACAGTGATGAAGCTCAACTCAACGCTCTTTACGCTGAATACGTCGAACGTGACTTAATTCCGGCGTTTTGAGCTACTTTTGCTCGGCTCCACTGCGCGCATGCCGGATCAAGCTCACAATGAAACTGTCAGCGCCTACGTACACCTTACAGATGTTAGGTGTACGGATGTACGGACACGTCCCAAATAACTGTCAGCGCCTACGGACAGTTTGCGCCAACTGAAGTACCCACATAAAATGTGGGTACATTAAATGCAGGTAGTGGCGGATTTGTGGATTCCCATACAGTGCCGGGGCTGGCAACTTTTGGGCCACCTTCAAGAGTCAACGTCCGCTTGTCGATCATGTTGGCATCCACCCTACCGGAAGGACCACCATGAACACCACCGCCGCACTTGAAGCCGCCGAGCCGATCATCGCGGGCATCACCAGGCGATTCAAGTTTCGTCGGGCCGACCGAGAAGATGCCCGGCAAGAATGCCACGTTGCCATCATCGAAGCCCTGTCGAAGTTCGATGCCAGCCGGGGCAGTCTACATGCCTTCATATCTGGGGTCGTGCGAAACCGCCTCATTGATTACAAACGACAGCTTGAAGCAAAGCACCGACAAGCCGAGTCATTGCCCGCCGGTGATGAACTGGCCAGCGCGGGCGGGGCTGAATACAACATCACCGCCAGCATCCTCAACGATCCCGCCGCATATCTCACAGTCCGCAAAGCCGCACTTCTGAATTTGTTGTTCATCGCCGATGACCGCGCTGAGTTGGCCGGTTGGCTGGGCTGTTCAATCGACCGAGCCAATGAGCGTGTATCACGCCTGGTCCGCGACCTTCGAGAACTTGCAGCGGCATAAATGCAAGGTAAGCCCACCCACCCCGTAGTTCACCAGTAGGCCAAGGTAGCTAAAAGGCTAAGGTGTTTGCCCACGTTGGGCGCGATGGTTGATGACTTGGCCATCGCGCCTTTTTTATTTCGGTGTGATGATGCCAATGAAGCCCCCACAACATCGCAACCGATTCGAGCCACCGCCGCCGAGCCATGACCAGGAACGTGGCACCGCCCATGAACGTGGCTATGGCGCTGACTGGCGGCGGTTTCGTTTGGCGGTTCTACAAGCGACCCCCATTTGTGTCTTTCACGATCATCCGTTCCATCGGCACGAGTGCCAGACAGCGGCATCGGTGGTGGATCATATCCAGCCGCTCAACAGCGGTGGCGCTCGGCTCGATTGGGAAAACGTGCGGGCAGTCTGTCGAGTCGCCCATGATCGGCTTACCGAAAACTACAAAGCTACTCGAAGGAACGAGCTACCCGCGCCCAAGCTGGCCACTGGCGGATGGGGTTGAAGCAGTGAACCGCCAAAACCGCCATGACGGAACGACTGCGGCAAATTGCCATGACCGCTGAGGTTCTGAGGGGGTATGGCCCCCAAAAGTCTGGCACCCGCGCCCCTCGGGGACCGATCCGCCGCCAGCGTTTTTCGCTGTCAAGTTTTGACCCCCCTGGCATCCGGCCATTCAAGACGGAAAAACGCCCCAGCGGGGCCGGCAATGGCGGTGGGCATAGTTGGAGAACGAGCAATGAATATCGAAACAGTGCAAATTGATAGCATTTCCTGCGATCCCGCCAACGTCCGTACCCACTCGCCTAAGAACCTTGAAGCGATCAAGGCGAGCTTGGCGCGGTTCGGTCAACAAAAGCCGATCGTTGTGGATGCCAGCAACGTCGTGCGGGCCGGCAACGGCACCCTGCAGGCGGCAAAGCTCTTGGGGTGGCATTCCATCAAGATCGTTCGTACCGAACTCACCGGAAGCGAAGCCGTTGGCTTTGCAATCGCCGACAACCGGACCAACGAACTTTCCGAGTGGGACAATGAAGCACTCACGGCCACGCTCGCGGCATTGAAGGAGGAATCCGACGAGCTTTTGGCGTCGGCTGGATTCGATCCGGGGGAGCTTGCCAAGCTGTTAGGAAATGACATTGACGCCGATGGCGTGGGCACCGAGTACACCGAAGAAATCGCTGACGAAGTGGAGCTTTGCATATGTCCGAAATGCGGCAACAAATTCCCGGCCTAACCCCGTTCAACGTGATAACCACGTTTGCGGGTTGTGGCGGTTCATCGCTTGGCTACAAGTTGGCCGGCGGTCGCGTTCTCGTGGCCAGTGAGTGGGACAAGAACGCCGCCGCCGTCTACCGCCTCAATCACTCGGGTACAGACTTGATCGAAGGCGACATTACTTCACTCACGGTCGATGCCTTGCTTGCCCGCGCCGGCTTACGACCAGGGGAGCTTGATATCTTCGATGGAAGCCCGCCGTGCCAAGGGTTTTCGACGGCAGGAAAACGACAATTCAGCGATGACCGTAACCAGCTTTTCCGCGAGTACGTTCGTTTGCTTCGGGGGCTGAAACCAAAAGTGTTCGTCATGGAAAACGTGTCGGGCATGGTCAAGGGTTCGATGAAGTTGATCTTCGCTGAAATCCTTCAGGAGTTGAAGGCCAGCGGATACCGGGTATCGGCTCGACTTCTCAACGCCAAGTATTTCGGGGTACCACAATCTCGCGAACGGATGATTTTCATTGGCGTTCGGGATGATCTTGGTATCGAGCCATCGCACCCGCTACCAACATCGGCACCACTGACGGTTCGCTGGGCATGGACGCATCCGACCGACATTCGATACCAACAAGGCGACACGCTCAAGGGACCAGCGGCATTGATAGCCCCGCATGTTGCCGCCGGTACCAACAATGGCGGCGGGCGGGTATCCAAGTGGGTACGCGGCACCACCAGCGGATTCGGGTTATCGCGGCTATCGTGGAACAAGCCCAGTTGTACCGTACCTAAATTAAGTCTACTGAGTTCGTCGCCGCTCGTGCATCCTGAATACAACTGTCGAATCACCATCGACCAAGCGAAGCGGCTGGCCAGCTTTCCCGATGACTTCCAACTGATCGGCACATTCAACGAACAGTGGGCACGGATCGGCAATTCGGTACCACCGAATTTTATGAAGGCCATCGCTACCCACATTCGAGACAACATCTTGGCCCGCATACAAGAATCGAGGGCCGCTTAGTGGGCAGTCGCGGACCTAAACCCCTTCCGTCGGCAATGAAGGCCCAACGTGGGACATTCCGCGCCGATCGTGCGGCCGCAAATGAGGCCCAGCCGATCGGTAAACCCGTTTGCCCGGCATGGCTCAACAAAGACGCCAAGAAGGAATTCCGCCGGCTCACAAGGTTGCTCGGCGATATGGGATTGCTCGGGGCTGTCGATTCCAACGCTTTGACTCGCTATTGCTCGACTTGGGTACGCTGGCGGCAGTCAGTTGCGCTCCTTGAAAAGTCAGGGGAAGTCACGGTTTACAAAGATGAAGCGGGCAAGGTGAAGGCAGTCCAGCCGAGTGCATTCGCCAGCATCGTCCGCAACCTGGGTGAAGAGCTTGGCAGAATCGAAGCGGCATTCGGCATGAATCCTTCGAGCCGTTCACGCATCAATGTAGCTCCACCAGCGCCGGCCACCGAAGCAAAGTCACGATTCTTTGATGATCCACCACCCATGCGGATGGCAGAGTAATGGAATTGACAGCGGACAACATCGAAGACGCCTGCCGCCGGCTACTGCCGGGGTACGATGCTTGGCAGCATGATGGATCATTCTACTTCGATCATGCCCAAGCCCTTCGCGCCTGTCAGTTCTTCCAAGAGGTTTTGACGTTCACAACGGGCCGGTGGGCGTCAAACGCTTTCGAGCTTCAACCGTGGCAAGCTGCAATCATCGGCTCAATTCATGGATGGCGGCGGAAGTCCGATGCGCTTCGTCGATACCGGCGAGCCCTCATCACCACCGCGCGCAAGTGCGGCAAGACCCCTATTGCCGCTGGGCTGGGGCTGTATCACCTATTCGCCGATGGTGAATCCAACCCCTCAATTTGTTGTGCCGCCGGTTCTGCCGAACAGGCCAGCATTGTCTACAACTGCGCCGCCAACATGGTGAAGAATGAAGGGGAGCTTCAACGGCGGGCTGATGTTTTTGCCCGTGCCATCAACAATCGCACCAATGGCGGGGCCATGCGGTTCATCAACAGCGCCGCCGGCACCAAGCATGGCACCAACGAAAGCATGGTGATTCTTGATGAACTCCATGTTATAGACGATCCTGGTCTTGCTGACGTTCTGGAAACCAGTATGCGAGCGAGGCGGCAACCCCTTGCGGTTTACACCAGTACCGCTGGCTCCGATCCTTCCGCTTTGTGGGCCGAGATTTTCGATTATGCAAACAAGGTCCGCGAGCGGGTGATAGACGATCCTGAGTTCTTGCCGTGCTTCTGGCAGGCCTCACCGGATGATGACATTGCCGCACCGGCAACATGGCGAAAGGCTTGCCCGAATCTTGGCGTGACGGTCGATGAATCCGAATACCGCCGCGATCTTCTCAAGGCCCAAGAAACCGCTCGTTATCTTCCCGTTTTCAAGCAGCTTTCCCTCAATTTGCCCACCGAATCTCATGCCGCATGGATACCCTACGACACCTGGCGGAAGTGTGCGGGCACCGACGAGCCATCCGCCGGGGCGATTGCTTTCGGGGGCGTCGATTTAGCATCTACTCAAGATACCACCGCCTTCGTTCTGGCCTTCCCTGTGGGCGATAAGGTGTTGGTGCGGCCCTTCGTATTCTTACCCCAAGACAATGTAGGTGGGCTATTCCGCCGGATGAAGCGGGACAAGGCCCCATACGAAACATGGGCGCGGCAAGGGCATTTGATCCTCACGCCGGGCAATGTCATTAGCTTCGATGTTGTGATTGAAACGATATTGGAGCAAGCCAAGCGCTATGACATCCGAGAGATTCAAATGGACCCCCACGCGGCGTCGAATGTCGCCGACAAGCTCATGGCGGCGGGGTTGAATGTCACGTTTGTTAGACAAGGTTGGTCCCTGGCGGAAGCATGCCGACAAACCGAAGCCATGATCCATGCGGGAAAGCTCGTGCATCCCGACTCGCCGGTGTTGAACTGGCAGCTATCAAATGCGGTGGTTCACACGGATCGACAAGAAAATATATGGCTCGACAAAGCCAAGTCCACCCGCCGCATTGATGCCGCCGTGTCTCTTGTGATGGCTGTTAATGCGATGAAGTTCGGGGCCGGTAGAGAGGCGTCGGCACCCGAGCAAAGCTACTACGAAAAGCACCCGGGGTTGATCGTACTTTGAAAACGAGGTTGATATGGGATTCTTTCAAAAACTGTTCGGCCGCAACTCCAACGAAAAGCGGAGCAAGTAGCTCAAGGCAACTGGCAACCATCGGATTATCTTCCGCCCACAATCGGCATCTTCAACAATGCCGGCCGTGTCGATGCTGGCGTGCCGGTCGATGAATATGTCGCGCTCACCGCCAGCGCGGTCTACGCTTGCACGGCGGTTATCGCCAACACCATCGGTACGTTGCCGCTTCACGTCCAGAAGAAAGGCCAGCAGGAAAAGCAAGTCGATCACCCTGTATACACGCTCTTGCATGAATCTCCCAACGAGTACATGACTTCGGTGGTGTTCCGCGAAGCCATGTTGATGAATCTACTTTTGTGGGGCCACTGCGAAGCGTTCATCGAAAAGGATGAAATGGGAGTGCCCATCGCGCTCTACCCCCTTCGCGCCGCCGTCACCCGCCCGATTCGCATGTTCGGCGAGTTGCTGTATCTCACGCAAGTCGGCACAACGATGACTTACCTTCGGCCCGACCAGGTGTTCTCGGTCGTCAATTTGACTCTGGACGGCATCACCCCCATTTCTCCGATCATGCAAGCCAAGCAAAGCATCGGGCTGTCGTTGGCGCTCGAGCGTTTTGCCGCCAAGTTTTTTGCCAATGGCAGCAACATGGGCGGCATCCTCACCTTGCCCCAGATGAAAGAGGATGCCATCACCAACTTCGTTGAGAGTTGGAAGAAAAAGTATGCCGGGGCTGACAACGCGCTCAAGGTGGGCGTGTTGCCCGAAGGCTACAAATTCCAACCGACCAGCACCGACCCCGAGAAGGCACAAGCCCTTCAAGCTCGCGTCAACCAAGTGCGGGAAGTAGCTCGAATTTACCGCGTGCCGCTCCACAAGATCGGGGACCTTGAGCGGGGTACGTTCAGTAACATCGAATGGCAATCCCGCGAGTTCGTCCAAGATTGCTTGCAACCGTGGTGCGTGAAGTGGGAGCAAGAAGCTAACAGGAAATTGTTCCTTGAACGAGAGAAGCCCTTACTTGAAGTCCGCTTCGATCTTGATTCGCTCTTGCGGGCTGACATTACGGCCCGCTATGCCAGTTACAATGTCGGACGTCAAGCGGGTTTTCTAACAGTCAACGAGGTTCGGGCGAAAGAGGGATTGCCCCTAGTCGATGGGGGCGACACGCTCTTGCGACCCCTCAACATGGTTCCCGTGGGCGATACAAAGCCGGGCCAACTCACCGCGCCGCCGCCATCGGCAACCAGCGCCGATGCTCAAGGTGATGACTCACGAGCGGCACGAGCATTGATTGAAGACGCGGCCCGCCGGGTTCTCACGAAGGAATCGAAAGCCATCGCCCGCGCCTCCAAGAAACATGCCGCCAAGCCCCAAGAGTTTCGAGCATGGGCGGATAGTTGGTATGCCCAACACCAACTCCTCGTGGCTCGCGTGGTGGCCCCCGCGTTGAAAGCCGCTAAATCCGCCACCACCCCTGATGATTATGCCCGCACGCACTGCGCCGATTCCATTCGAGCTATCACCGCCGCAATGGATGCCGGGGCCGGGCTGGACGATGTTGTCGATGAGTTCACCGATATTCGGCCGGCGGAAGTCGCCGAACTACTTTTGAAGAAGGCAGGGTAATGCAATGGAAATCCGAAGCACTGGAAACAAGCTTGAAATCCGCTTGACGGAAGATGATGCCCTTGAAGTTCGCGCCGGCGTCGGCGATGGACCGTCCAAGCTCGTCGGCTATGCCGCCGTCTACAACTCACTGTCTGCCGATCTCGGTGGCTTCAAGGAACGCATCCTTCCTGGTGCGTTCAAGGGGTCAGTTGTCGGCAATACCGACATTCGCGCCTTGGTCGACCATAATTCCGAGAAGCTACTCGGTCGCACTGGCAACAAGACCCTTCGACTGGCCGAAGATGCCAAGAGGCTTCGCATCGAAGTTGATCTACCCGACACGTCTTATGCTCGCGATGTTAAAACGCTGGTCGCGCGCGGTGACATTCGCGGCATGAGCTTCGGATTCCGCGTTCCCGATGGTGGCTCGCGGTTTACAAAGGAATCTGGCCAGACGATCCGCGAGCTTTCCAACATCGACTTGCGCGAAGTCACCGTCACCAGCATTCCAGCTTATGGGGATACATCCGTCCAAGTCCGGGTCGATCCATCCATCCGCCAGCATATCGAACAAGAAAATGAGCGGCCAAATTTTGCAAGGTGTGCCGGGGCGTTCCGTAGGTTACTGGCAGAAGGCTAACGCGCGGGTACTTGGTGCTGTCGCAACCCTGCCAACGTGAATCGGCTTTCGTCCGCTGGTCTCATTGTGGGACTGGCATCATGTATTCCAGACGAAAGAGAGTTCCAGTATGTCGTGGCAGAATATCAAGCGTCTCAACGAAGAGCGTGGCGAAGCACTGGGCCAAATGAAGGCCATTCTGAAAAAGGCGGAAGATGAGAAGCGCGACGGCAAGTCCCGCGACCTCACCCCCGAAGAGTCGACGCAGTTCGATGCCCTCAACACCAAGGCCGAACAGCGCAAACTCGACATTGAAAAGTATGAACGCACCCAAGCCCTGGAAGTCGAACTTGCCAAACAAGGCAAGGGCGAACAGCGCGCCGGCCGCGATGACCTGAATACCCCCGAAGCGGCAGTTGCCCAGAAGGCGAAAGAACAGCGGGCGGCGTTCGATAAGTATCTCCGCTCCGGCAAGAGTGAACTGGGTCCCGAAGAGACTCGCGCCTTGACCGTCTCCGGCGCTGGCGTTGTCGGCGACCGCCCCTTCTACGATCAACTCGTTTTGGGTATGAAGGCATACGCCGGCGTGCGCCAAGCCGGGGCTACCATCATCCCCACTTCGGATGGCAACAGCTTTACAATCCCCGGCTTCGATGACACGAGCAACAGCGGCATCCTCGTCGGTGAAGGCAGTGACAGCGAATCGGAGAACGATCCGGCCACAAACACCGTCACCCTCAACAGTTTTAAGTTCGACTCGACTTGGATCAAGCTGAGTATCGAATTGATCCAAGATGCCGCCTACCCGGTGGAAGCTACCATCTTGAGCATGGCCAGCGAACGCATCGGCCGCGCGCTGAACACGTACACCACCACCGGCACCGGCACGGGACAGCCCGAAGGCTTCATCACCGCCGCGAGCGTGGGAATTACCGCCGCCCTTACGAATGCAGTCGCCTATGAGGAGCTAATCGACTTCGTTCATAGCTTGGACGCCGCGTATCGAAACACTGGCAAGGCCCAAGTGCAGCTTCACGACACCACGCTCGCGGCAATCCGCAAGCTGAAAAACGGCAACGGCCAATATATTTGGCAAGCCGGCGCTGCGGGCGCCCCGGCCAACATTCTCGACTACGGGTATGTCGTGAATAACGATATGCCCCAACTCACCAGCGGGGCCGGCTCGGTCGTGATGGCGTTTGGCGACTTCTCCCGTTACTTCATTCGCGACGTCACCGCCCCCTACATCGTTCGGGCCGACGAGCTTTTCATTTCCGATGGCTTGATCGGCTACAAGGTTTTCAGCCGCCATGACGGCAACCTTGCCGACAGCCGCGCCGTCAAGCTCCTGAAACTCGCGGCCGCATAATCAATCTCATTGTCTTCCGAAGGGTTCGCCGGGTGGGTTTTGTGGATACTACCCACCCGGCTTTTTTCTTCTCTCACATTGAGGTTCTATCATGCGAGTTCGCATCCTTACAAACATCACCGGCCCCGGCATTGACTACCGCGCGGGCGACGTGCTGAATCTCACGACTGCCGCCGCCAATGACTTGGTTAATGCTCATGCGGCGATCCTTGAAGGCCCCTCACCTTCGGGCACCATTGCCACGCTATACAACGGCGCTGGCTATGTCCCGATGCACCCTGGGCCGTCTGGCTACATTGGTCCATCCGGCTACATCCCTGATGTTCCAGCCGGGCAAATGGGGTTCTACAACAACGACACCACCCTTACTGTCATCTTCCCCGGCCGGCGCGAAACAACTTTCGACCTGGTGAAGCTCCGGCCGCCGTTGTGGAGGTAGGCCATGCGGATCAAGTTGATTGCCCCCGTCATCGGAGCATTGACCGGCAAGGCCGGTGATGAGTTTGACACCGATGAGAAGTTCGCCTTGAACCTCATCCGCGCGGGCTATGCCGTCAAGGTCCAAGCCCCAGAGTTCAAGCTCGAAACCGCCACGTTGAAAGAGACGTTGGAAACCGCCGTCACCAAGTAAACACCATGGGATTGCAAGCACTCACAACTTCGGTCAATCCCCTCACGCTCGTGGATGCCAAAACGCATCTTCGCATCGTGGATGACCTCACCGACACGAACAATGTTTCGTACTCCAGTGACGACGCCGCGCTGGCCGTGTTCCTTGCCGCCGCCTTTGAGTATGTGGAAACCGATACTCGGCAACAGTTGTGTAATCGCGACTGGCTCTTGACGCTGGACGGCTTCCCCAACGGCCCCCAGGGCAACCGTGGGGCGTCGGGCGGATGGCATGGCGATTATCACACTGACCGTGCCATCAAGCTCCCCAAGCCCCCGCTGGTGTCGGTTGCGAGCATCCAATACACCGATCCGGCCGGCAATGTCCAAGTGGTAGACCCATCCACTTACATTGTGGACGCGACCGCCCGCCCCGGCCGGATCGTGTTG